TCGTGCATCAACACTATTTAATCATCACCAGAAGTGGAATTGATAAAATACAGGCGGTAGCTAAAATACAAATACATTATGAAGTGGTAAAATGCGAACCAAATTTCGCAGTATTTAAAGCAATAGCACACAAAGGTTCTGCAATGATAGAAACTTTTGGTAGTGCATTGAAAGGCGAAAACTATAAAGACGGTTCAACGAATAGTTGGTACGTTCCAGAAATGGCAGAGAAACGAGCAATGAGTAGAGCAGTGCTTAAATTAACAGGCTTTTACGAACAAGGAGTTTTCGGAGAAGATGAAAGCGAAAGTTTTAAAAATAATAATAAATAATAATAAATAACAACAATTAAAAAAAAGTAAAATTATGGGAGCAATTATCAACTATTCAATTAGAGTAGACAAATTACCAAAGGAGAAATTTATCGCAGGAAAAGACGGTGCGGTTTATGTAAATTTAACAATGAGTGTAAATGACGAAACAAGGTTCGGAAACAACGCATCTATTATGATTAGTCAAACACAAGAGGAGCGTGAAGCTAAGAAACCAAGAACTTACATTGGCAACGGTCAAGTGGTTTGGACTGATGGCAATATTGTCAAAGCTGAACGAGAAGAAGTTAAAGAAGTAGTACAAGAAGCTGAAATAAGCGATTTACCATTTTAATTAAATAGGGCGGTGTAATAACCGCCTTTTTTTATTACCTTTACAAAACAATACAAAAAAATGACAGAAGAAGAAACTACACATAATATGTTAATGGAGTTGATAGCAGAAGAATGTACTATTGACACGGAAACAGTTATGGAATATCCGCCAACTGCTTTAAGTTTAGGAGAAAAAAAAATACAGGCTAGGGGTGGAGAAATAACAATGCCTATTCCGATTGGAACTTATGGTAATTTTAGCTTCGTACAAGCACCACCAAAGAGCAAAAAAACGTTTTTTGTATCTTTATTAGCTTCGGTTTATTTAAGTGGTGGCAATAATTTTGGCGGTAAAATTAAAGGACATCGTAATGGACGGTGTTTAATGCACTTTGATACAGAGCAAGGTCATTGGCATTCTCAAAGAGTTTTTAAGCGTGTTCAAGATATGAGTAATACAAAAGAAGTAGGCTGTTATCATACATTCGCACTTAGAACAATAGGGTATAAACAACGTTTACAATTTATAGAATATTGTTTAGAACAAAACAAAGGGAAAAACGGTTTAGTCATTATAGATGGAATTGCTGATTTAGTTTCAGATGTTAATAATTTAGAAGAAAGTAATTTATGCGTTCAAAAAATAATGCAACTATCAGCAAAATATGATTGTCATATAGTAACAGTAATTCATAGTAATTACGGAAGCGACAAACCAACAGGTCATTTAGGCTCGTTTCTTGAAAAAAAGACAGAAACACAAATACAACTTGAAGTTAATACAGTAAATAAAGAATGGATTACGGTAAGCTGCAAACGTTCTAGGGGTTACGCTTTTGACACGTTTAGTTTTAGTATTAACGAGTTTGGACTTCCTTTTGTAGTTGGCGAAATATACGACCCTTTAGAATACTTTGTCCCAAGAACATTAACACCAAATAAATAAATGAAATCAATTTTAGAACTTGCATACAAAAAGCATAATGATTGGAATAACATAGTCAAAAGTTTTGGGTGCAACCCTTCAATAAGTGAGGATATTGTAATGGAAATGTATATTCAATTAGATGCTGATGTAAAAAAAGGTTTAGACCTTTACTATAAAGACGAAATAAACCACTATTATTGCTATAAAGTTTTAAGGGGTATTTACACAAATTTATATAAGTCAAGTTTAAGACAAAAGAAAGTTTATTTAGAAGATATAAACGAACTCAAAGAGATACAAGAAAGCGGTATTGATGAGTATGAATGGTCGAAGCAACGTGATTACATAGACACCATATTAAATGATATGTATTGGTATGACAAAAAGATATTTGAAATAGTAGCTAAAGGGGTTAGTATTGCGGAGTTAAGCAGAAACACTAAAATAAGTTATTACTCACTTTATAATACATATACAAACGCAAAGAAACATATAAAAAACAAACTATGATTTCTAAATTTCAACAGGATTTAAAAAATGGAAAAGAATATGAGAGCAAAGCGTTATCACATATTCAACTAAAATACCCTAAAGCGTATATAATAGAGGGGTATTGTTTGGATTGGGATATATATATTCCAGAACTTAAAAAAGGGGTTGAAGTAAAAAGCGATGCACAATACAAGAAAACAGGAAATTTTTATGTTGAGTATTTTTGTAATGGAAAACCAAGCGGAATAGCAACTACTAAGGCAGATATATATTATATTTATTTAGATAAATTATATATTATTAAAACAGAGGTTTTAAAAGATAAATGCAGAAAATATATAAACACAAACCGAGATAAAAAAGGCGGAGATAATATGGCTAGTAAAGGAATTATTTTACCATTAAATGAATTATTATGAGATTAGGAGATTTAATATATTACATTACTTATTACACTGGCATACATTGGTTAGTTAAAAAAATTAGCAAAGCACTAGGAAAAGATTGCGGTTGCGACCAAAGGCGTGAAGATTGGAACGACATAAACATAGAACTATGAGAATAGAAGATAGAGAGGCGTGGATTGACTTCAAGGCAAATGTAACAAGTAAACTAACAAAAGACCAATACAGGCTTTTATGCACGTTACACGCTCGTTATTTAAACCATAGATATTACGAGCCTTGCAGTTGTAAGCCTAAAACTTTAGTGATGTGGATAAAAGATATTGATAACATATATAATAAAATTTAATGATTGAGAAAATACATAATTGGGAAAAAGCAGTTGTAACACTTTTAAACCTTGACGGTTGGAATTTAACACATACAGGTAAAGGGAATGAAAGCTGGGATGCAACAGGCACAACCCCCAAAGGTCAAGAGTGTGTGATTGAAATGAAGTTTAGAAATAAGTATTATGATACTAAAATCCTTGAAAAATTTAAGCACGATAAATTAATAGAAACAGGTAAGGTTGCTTTGTACTTAGTAAACGACCCAAAAGGAAATTATATGTTCTGGCTTAATAATTTAAAAGGTTTGCAAGTAAAAGATATGTACTGCCCAGACACTACATTATGGACTAAAAATAAAATATTAAAGCCTTGTTACCTATTAAAAGAAAAAGATGCTGCAATAATTAATCTAAACGAAGAAACAAAAAAAGGCGTTTGGGATAGTTATTTTCAGATAAAAGAAAAAATAATTAAAAAAAATAGTTAATTAATTTGTTTATAATAAAAATAAAGTTGTATATTTGTACCAACGATAACAATTAAAAACAAAACATTATGAAAACTATTACTTTAAAAAACGCAAAAACACACAACCAATTATTTAGATTAGGTAAAAAGGTAGATGCTTTTTTATTATTTAGAAAAGAAACAGGAAGCAATTTTTCTTTTGATAAGTATGTTAAGAATATGATTTTATTTCACAATTAAAACAAACATTATGAAAAAAACAAAAACAGGATTACACATTGAAACAAGAAAAAACCGTATTGAAGTTTATACTAAAAAAGATTTATTAGAAAAACAACAATATGAAAAACAAGCTAGAAACTTTATTATAACGGGAACAATTTTACTCTTTGGTTTGTTATTGTTTACATTAGGTTTAATTTTAGGCTATAAGATATAATGACACCACTACAAAAGCAGTCTTACAATTTATGGTTTAATCACATAGCAAATTTAGTTCTGCAATGGAGCAAGGAAAAACCAGCGAACACAGACTTAAAAAACATAGTGCAAGGAATGACAGAAATTGGTCAGTATGTAAACGGATTAACCGTTGAGAATACAGTATTGATAAAACGCATAGGTTTAATACGAGAAGAAAAAAATAAACAGCTTATAAGTTTGAATAAGCAAATAGAAGAATTACAAAACGATTTAAAAAAATACGATATATGAGTTGGTTAGATAGTTATATAGACGAACCAGATGCAAAGACAGAGTGTGCCTGTTGTGGTGCTGAAACAAACGGAGATTATTATTGTTCAACCGAGTGCTTTAATTTAGATATACAATGATACTTTTAGTTGATGCAGATAGTTTAATCTTTGCTTCTTGTTATAAGAAACGAGAAAATCCAGAAGATGATAAATACTTTAGGAACATAGAAGATGCACAAGCTAAGTTTGATGAGCAGTTTATGAGCATAGTTAATAAACTAGAGGATATGTACCCTATTCAAAATTTAGTAACGTTTAGCGGTAGCAAGGGAAACTTCAGAAAGCTAATTACAAGCGATTACAAAGCAAATAGAAAAAATCAAGAGTTACCCCCTTTATTGGATGATATGCACCAATACGTCAAAGACCAATACGGCAGCGTTTGGGGTTACGGAATTGAAACTGATGATATGGTTGCTAGATATTGGTACGAGCTTTCAAACGAGCTAGGGCGTGATAATGTTATGATAGTAAGCATTGACAAGGATTACAAACAGTTCCCTTGCCTTATGTATAACTATCACTACAAACACAAAGAAGTTTTAGATATAAGCGAGGACGAAGCCTTATATAACTTTTACGAACAAATGATAATAGGAGATACAGCCGACAACGTGAACTATTTTAAAGGCAAAGGTAAAAAGTTTGCAGAAAAATATTTAGCTGATTGCGATACAAAGTATCAATACACTAAAAAGATGTACGAACTATTTAAGCAAGAATACAAAGGTAAGGCACGTCAAAAATATGCAGAGTGTTATCACTTATTAAAACTTAGAACAGAATGAAAATATTAAATTTATATGCTTGTCTTGGTGGAAACCGTTACAAGTGGGATGAGGTTACAAATATTGAAGTTACGGCAGTTGAATGGGATGAAGAACTGGCTAGACTATACCAAGAACGCTTCCCTAATGATACGGTAATTGTTGCAGATGCACACCAATATTTATTAGACCATTACAAAGAGTTTGATTTTATCTGGAGTTCCCCCCCTTGTCCTACTCATAGCAGGTTTAATATTTCTATGAAAACAAAACGAGAAATGAAATATCCAGATATGAAACTATATCAAGAAATAATATTTTTAGATAATTTCTTCAAAGGTAAGTATGTAGTTGAAAATGTTATACCCTATTATGAGCCTTTAATAAAAGCAAATAAAAGACACCGCCATTTATATTGGACTAACTTCAATTTACCAAACGAATTAAGCATTAGAACTAATCCAGATTTAGGTAGGACTAAAAACTTAATAAAAGAATTATCTAAATTTCACGATTACGATTTTAGGCAATACAAAGGTAAGCAACGTATGAACAAAATTGCAAGGAACTTAGTAGATTATGAAGCTGGAAAAACAATACTAGAAACTGCAATAGGAATTATTAAAAAACAAAATATAAACCAAACAGAATTATTTTAAAATGATTAGATTTGTATATGATTTAGATATAGTTATTGAAGCAATGGAAAACCAAGACTATGAAGATGCTTTAAAAATGATTAAAGATATACAAGAAGATTTAAGAATATTAGCATTATTATAAAATAAAATAAAATTATGAGAGCAACTTATTTACATTACGAAAACGGTAAAGGCTATGACGTTATAGACTTTATAAAAGATTATGAGTTAAATTTTAATAGAGGCAATATAATTAAGTATATTTGTAGAAGCGGTAAAAAAGACGATGAATTAAAAGACTTAGAAAAAGCAGCAGATTATTTAAGACGTGAAATAGAATACCTAAGAGAGCAGCAGCAACAATGGATAGAAAAAAACAAATAGAATACTATAAACAAATGGAACAAAAAGAACTAGAACACCAAGAGCAAGTAAGAGGAGTTTATGACGAACCAATAAGCGACAGGCACTTAGCGTATTTAAAATGCGTATTGATAAGCCAATTACTACTTGAAGCTAATGACGATTTAAAAGGCAGTAAAGCATTTAAACAAAATGTAAAGCTACAAGTTAATAAGACTTCTAAAATACTAGAACGAATATACCAAGAGGGGTTTAATACAGTGTATCATAATAACCCAGAGATGTGTACTAATGTACTAAACAAAATAGACAGCTTAATACACAAAATAAAAACAGCTAGTATTGATGAGCTAGTTATGATTGATGCCTTAGTAGATAACTACTTTCAAAACAAAGAAGAAATAAATAAAGAACAAACAGCAGAGTTTACTAAAATAGATTAATATGTATATAAATATAGAACTAAAAAAAGCAGAAAGAAAAGACTATTATAAATTCAGTATAAACGGAGTTAAACTAGGAGAATGGGAACGCTCTGAATTAAGATACTTAATAGGAGTTATAGATAGTAAAATATAAAGAAAATGAGATTAGATAAATTAAAAAAAGCGGTAGATAAAAAGTTTGGTTTGGATATAGCCACAAGGTCAAGAAAAAGAAAATATGTATATGCAAGAAAAGTGTTTTGTAAATTAGCTAGGGAAACTGGAGCAACCTTTCAGGCAATAGGAAACGAAATAAACACAAAGCACGATTTAGTATTATTTCATTGCAATACAATAGATGTTATAGAATACCAATACAAAGACAAACACGATGAATTAATAGACGAACTTAAATTAGCATTTTCAAAGCCTTTTACAAAAAAAGAAAAACCAAAACCAAAAGCAAAAAAACAAATAGCACAAACAAACACAAGCGAAACATTAAAGCGTATTAAGTGCATTACAGATGTTATAAGCGAATGGGATATAGAAACAGTCCAAGAATTTAAACAAACACGTCTAGACCCCTTTAACGCATCATTAAAGCATAGAGTAAAGCCTAAACAAATACTAGAAGTAAAAGGAGCAAAAATAAACAAGAAAGTTAAAAACCCAGTATTATGCTGATAACAAACGAGGATAATATTAAACTGATGGCAAGGTATGAAAATAACCACTTCGACCTTGCTATTGTAGACCCGCCTTATGGGATAAACCAAGACAAGGTTCAAGAGGGTTTGAGTAATAAAAAAGGATTTACTAAAAACGCTGGAACTTATAAAGAATACCATAAAACAGAATGGGATAATGAAATACCAGATTTAAAATATTTTACAGAATTACAAAGAGTATCTAAAAATCAAATTGTATGGGGAGGTAATTATTTCCACGAATTAAATTTAGAGGGTGTTGTGATTTGGTATAAAGGAAATAGTGGTAATTTTAAAGAAGGAGAGTTAGCGAAAACAAATATAAATACTTTTAAAATATATCAATACAGCAGAGCAGATGCGTATATAAATGACTGTGACAGTAAAATACACCCAACACAAAAACCAGTTAAACTTTACGAATGGCTTTTAATGAATTACGCAAAAAAGGGAGATAAGATATTAGATACACATTTAGGTTCTGGAAGTATCGCTATTGCCTGTCATAATTTAGGTTTTGATTTAACAGCTTGTGAACTCGACAAAGAATATTATAATGCAGCTATAAAAAGAATAGAGCAGCACAAAGCACAACAAAGGTTATTTTAATATGAAACTATATAAAGGAAATTGCTTAGAGGTAATGAAAACAATACAAGATAAAAGTATTGATGCAATAATAACAGACCCACCATACGGAACAACAGCTTGTAAATGGGATAGTGTAATACCTTTTGACTTAATGTGGGAGCAGCTTAATAGAATTATAAAGCCTAACGGTGCGATAGTTTTATTTGGTTCTGAGCCGTTTAGTTCTGCTTTAAGGATGAGTAACATTAAGAATTACAAATATGATTGGGTTTGGGATAAAAAAAGATGTACGGGTTTCTTAAACGCTAAAAAACAACCATTAAGAAACAATGAAACAATAAGCGTATTTTATAAAAAACAATGCACATACAACCCACAACCATATAAGAAAAATACTACTGGTAATATGGGTAAATCAAAAGAACATCAAACGGATAATTATGGTAAATACTATCAAGTGGATAATGATAATAGTAATGAGTTTGGATACCCTAGAACATTAATAACACAAATACCTGTTATTAATAATTTAAGCAAAGATAAAAGCGGCTTACACCCAACACAAAAACCAATAGCATTAATGGAATACTTAATAAAAACCTACACAAACGAAAACGAAACAGTTTTAGATTTTACAATGGGTTCTGGAAGTACAGGGGTTGCTTGTGTAAATACAAACAGAAAATTTATAGGTATTGAAATGGATGATAAATATTTTGAGATAGCAGAGCAAAGAATTAAAGAAGCTGAATATAAGTTGTTCTAAAAAAAAGTAATTCTGTTTATATATTAATAAGTTCAGTTAACTAATTAAATACTGATTATGGATAAGAGAGTAAACAACAAAGGTACAAAAGGAAACAAAGGTGGCAGACCACCAAAGGCAGATGAGATAAAATTAATAGAACGCTTAGACGCTATAATAGACAAAGACGAAGCAGTAAGCAAGTTAGGGGAGTTAGTATCTAAAGGCGATATAAGAGCCATACAGCTATATTTAAGCTATCGTTATGGTAAACCTAAGGAAAGTGTTGATATTAACTCTAGTGAGGGCTTAAACATTAATTTTAGAGATTTAATTAAATTCGTTGATTGAGGTAAAAAAGAAATATATGCCTATTGTTGAAAGCGACAGCAGGTATTTTATTGTAAGTGGTGGGCGTGGTTCTGGAAAATCTTTTTCAGTAAACGCCTTACTTGTTATGCTTACATACGAACAAGGGCACACGATACTGTTTACACGTTATACATTAACCTCTGCTTATATATCAATCATTCCAGAGTTTATAGACAAGCTAGAACAGTTTGGTTCAATAGCAGACTTTTACATTACTAAAGATGAAATAATAAATAAAAAGACAGGAAGTAAAATAATATTCAGAGGGATAAAAACTTCAAGTGGCGACCAGACAGCAAACTTAAAATCTTTACAAGGGATTACCACGTGGGTAGTTGATGAAGCAGAGGAATTAGTGGACGAACAAAAGTTTGATACTATTGATTTATCGGTAAGACAACAAGGCAAAGCAAACAGAATAATATTAATACTAAACCCAACCACAAAAGAACATTTTATTTACAGACGTTTCTTTGAAGATAGAGGTGTGCAAGAGGGTAGCAATATAACTAAAGAAAACACTACATATATACACACAACTTACAAGGATAACATAAACAACCTCTCCGAAAGCTATATTCAACAAATAAAGCAAATGCGAGAACGCAGACCAGAGAAATACAAACAACAAATGTTAGGTGCGTGGCTAAACAAAGCAGAGGGAGTTATATTTAACAATTGGAGCGTAGGAGAATTTAAGCATATAGGCACAAGCGTTTGGGGGCAAGATTATGGTTTTGCAGCAGACCCTAGTACTTTAGTTGAAGTCAATATTGATAGTTCTAACAAACGAATATATTTAAAAGAATGTTTCTATTTGCAAAGATTAACAACTTCACAAATAGCACAGCTAAATTTAAAACACGCCAGAGAGGGTTTAATCATTGGCGATAGTGCAGAGCCTAGACTACTAAGCGAAATAAAAGCAAAGGGTTGTAATGTACGACCAAGTATAAAAGGACAAGGGAGTGTTACCTATGGAATTAGTTTATTACAAGACTATGACATTATAGTAAGTCCAGATAGCACAAACTTAATTAAAGAGTTTAATAATTATTGTTGGTTAGAACGCAAATCAAATACACCAATAGACAAATGGAACCATCTAATTGATGCGGTTCGTTATGCAGTAGGCTTTCAACTACAAAACCCAAACAGAGGTAAATATACCGTATCTTAATCTGTTTTAAAAAAAAAATAAAAAAAAAGTTAATTAAATGTTTGTTATTTCAAAAAAAGGTGTATCTTTGTAGAGAACAAAAACAATAACACTATGAATGCAACATTAAAATTTCAAACAAACAAACAAGCAACTGAATTCGCAATGGCTTGGTCCAGAGCCACATCTAACGGACACACTTTAGGTGATACTGATATTACAGTTTACAATGTAGATAATAAAGGTAAAGAATTTATAGAAAATTATATATCTAAATTAAATAATTAAAATAAACAAAAAATTTTAAATAACCCTTGCAGAAATGTAGGGGTTTTTTTGTATCTTATAGTTACTAAAATAAATTAAAAAAGTTTATATATTAATATGAAAGTAAAATTAAGCATACCAACTACTTTAAACGAAATCACTTTAGGGCAGTACCAAGAGTTTGATAAATTAGATTTAACAAAGGAAGCAGAGGTGCAGTCTAAAATGATTGAGATATTTTGTAAAGTGCCTATTGAGGTTGTTCGTTCAATGAAAGCAAAAGACATAAACGATATTTGTCTTATTATTAATAATATGTTTGATACAGAACATCAACTTATAAATAGGTTTCAGTTGAATGGTAAAGATTACGGATTTATACCAGACTTAGAAAATATGAGTTTTGGCGAGTACGTGGACTTAGATACATTTATGGGAGATAACGACAACCTACATAGGGCTATGAATGTTCTATATAGACCTATTGACTTAAAGCAAGGGCAAAGATATACGCTTAAAGAATACGACCCAGACACAAACGAAGAAGCAAAGAACTATCCTTTAGATGCTTGTTTTGGTGCTATGGTTTTTTTTTACAATTTAGGCAAAGACTTATCGACAGCTATTCTGAACTCTTCGAGCAAACAGAACGAGGAGAGTTTAGTGCAATTTCTGGCTTCACAACCAAGTGGGGATGGTACAATTCAGTCTATGCAATCGCTAACGGAGATATTACGAGATTTGAAAATATCACTAAATTAAACGTACACGAATGTTTAACGTATTTAACATATACAAAAGAGAAAAACGAGATAGAAGCAAGAAATATTAAAAGCAAATTCAAATGAGTTACACAGGAATAAGAGGTTACTATTTATTAACCGAAGCAATTAAAAACGCTTTACTAAGTGATATAAATGTAAACACAGTTACAGAGGGCGATTTGTTTGATATTGATTTATCTAAGCAGTCTATATTTCCATTATCTCATTTGATTATAAACAGCGTTACAGCACAAGAAAGCGTCTTGAGGTTTAATATATCTATATTGTCAATGGATATAGTAGATGAAAGTAAAGAGCCTACAACGGATATATTTATAGGCAACAATAACGAACAAGACGTTTTAAACACGCAATTAGCCGTATTAAATAAGTTAGTCCAAGTTTTAAGGCGTGGCGATTTATATAGCAGTCAATATCAATTAGAGGGCGATGCAAATTTAGAACCATTTGTAGATAGGTTTGAAAATAAGGTAGCTGGTTGGACTGCAACGTTTGATGTACTTGTAAACAATGACATTGAAATATGTTAGCAGATAAATACCTACAAGACGAATTAAATAAGTTTGCAAAGTATGTTATTCAACAAAGCAGAAGCAACCTATCAAAAAGCGATAGGAACGACACTAAGGCACTTTATAACAGTTTAGGGTATGACATAGAGCTAACTGCAAAAGGTGCTGAATTAGGCTTTAATATGGAGCAATACGGAGAATTCCAAGACAAAGGGGTTAGAGGTAAATCGTCAAGTGCAAAAGCACCGAACAGTCCGTTTAGGTTTGGAAGTGGCACAGGTAAAAAAGGCGGTTTAACAAATAGCATAGATAAATGGGTTAAACGTAAAAAAATACAATTTAGAGATAAAAAGTCTGGGCGTTTTTTAAGTTACCAAAGTACGGCTTTTTTAATTTCAAGAAGTATATATCAAAAAGGAATTAAACCTAGTTTGTTTTTTACGGAACCATTTGTAGCAGCTTTCAAAAGGTTGCCAGATGAATTACTCAAGGCTTATTCTTTAGGGTTGGAAAAAGATTTAATAAAATTAACAAAACGATAAAATGGCAAAAATTAATGTAAGAAGTCCTTACTATGTATATTTAAACGAAAGCAATTTAGAAAGTGCAATTTTAAGTCTTTGGATATATACAGGAACACAAGGAACTTCAAGACCTGTTACAGCTACTTATGTTTTAAATTCAAATGCGGTAAACTTCACTGTAAATTTTGAAATTGCAGAACTTGTAAGGGATTTTATGGACTATAACGCAGAAGATTATGAAACAGAAATTGTGTTGGTCGATTATCAAATAAGAAAAATTGTAGCTGGACTTTCAATAGATTTACCTATTGTTTTAAACAGAGGTTTTTATGGTTATGGATATTTTCAAGATGGAGTTAATCCTCAAAACGATAGCGGACTTTTACAGTCAAATTATACGGTAGTTAAATTAGATGACGCTCCAGTTGTTTTACCTATTGACACAAGCAAGGTTACAAGCGTTGATTACTATTCAGAAAATCAAGAAGTTTATAAAGAAACTTTTGCACCAACAACAACGTCATCAACTCAAATAAAATATATTTCAAATACTGTAAATGGAGCAGATGGATTTGAAGAAAGGGTTATTATTGACGATGGAATTTTTGAGGGCAATATATGTTTGAATGAATTTTTAGATAATAATGTTACGTTTCCTGTTGATACTATTTACATTAATTCAGACGATGGCGTTTCTATTGTTAAAGTTGAAAATATTAGTGAGTGTAAATACGAACCTTATAAATTAAGTTTTATAAATAAATTTGGAGCGTTGCAAAACCTTTGGTTCTTTAAGCGTAGTAATAAACAACTATCAACCAAAACAGAAGATTTTAAAAGAAATACACTTGTGGCAAATAGTTACGCATTTGACAAGCACCAACAAAAAAGCCTTTATAAAATAGGCAATGAAAAAATGGACTTAAACACTGGTTTTTATCCAGAAGAATATAACGAGGTATTTAAGCAAATGCAATTAAGTGAGGATTGCTGGATAGAAATAGATAACGTTGTTTTACCTGTTAATGTAAGCGATAGTAGTTTTAGTTATAAAACAAGTTTAAATGACAAATTAATCAATTACAATATAAAAATAGATTTTGCTTTTGACACTATAAACAACATAAGATAAATGCAGATAATAGACTTATATATTAGAGGTGGGGATAAGTACACTGGCAAAGGTTCTTTTACTACAACAACAAGGCTTGTAGATAATGCAACAGATTTTACAAACGGAAATTTTAGAGTAGGTCAATTAATTAAAAATTTAAACTCTGGTGTAGTTGGGCGTATAACTGCAATAGCACCAAGCGGAAGTGATACACTAGACATTGATGGCGGTAGTTTTTCTGGAACAAATCAAGACTATCAAATATATGACGATTATATAAAATTAGAATTATTTAAAGACGAGAGCGTTTCAATTACAGATACTATTCAAAACGTAAAAGACCCAGCTAAAATATTTGCTCCGTTTAGCCAACAGTTTAGCGTACCAGCATCTAAGCATAATAATAAATTCTTTAAACATTATTACAATAGTGAAGTAGCAAACAGTTTTGATGCCAGATTTAAAGGCGATGGACTTATTCAATTAAACGGTATAGATTATAAAAAAGGCAAATTTAGTTTAACTTCCGTTGAGTTAAAAAACAATGTTGCTTATTCATATAAATTAGTATTTACAGGAGAAACAGTTGAATTCAAACAAATACTTGCAGAAAACGAATTAAGCTCATTAATATATCCAGACAGTTTGAATTTTGAATACAATAGTGATTTTGTTAAAAGTAGGTTGTTAGGTTCTGCGGTTAATGAAGATGTAATATTCCCACTTATAACGCACAGTAAAAATATGCGTTATGGATATAATGGCAACGCTGGTTATAAAGATGCTATAACAAATACTTACTTAAATTATGCGGATTTAAAACCAGCAATAAAAGTTAAGGCTATATTTAATGCAATAGAAAGAACTTATCCACAAATAAAATTCAGTAACGAATTTTTAAATAGTTCCGTTTTTAATTCTTTAAGGTTGTGGCTTCATAGAGAAGAGGGTTACTTATCAAATGCAGATGAGGGGGGTTCAATTCAAGATATAAGTACTAGATTTTACGCTTTACAAACTGTTGATGATGCAGCAAACAATTACGATTTAGTTAGTGGTGTCGAACAAAGATTTGCAATACCTACAATTCAAAGCGGTATTCTTGGATTTTCTTACATTATAGGGTATAGATTTAATTTAACAGTTAATAGCAACGACCCAGATAGGGAGTATGACGTTCAATTTTTGAATACGTCTGATAATTCAGAGTTATTTTTTGCAACTGGAGTGGGTGGTCAAACCTTTACCCATATATTAACCAATTTTAATTATTCTGGGGTAATTATTGATATAACGATTAAAATAAGTACTAGTAACACTTTGGGTTTATCTCAAGACTTACAGGTTCAAAAAGTAAGAATTATAAGTGGTGGCGAACAAGTTTTATCAACAGGAAACTATGCAAAGGCAGCAACAGGTTTGGAGAACATTGTAACAATAAACAATCATTTGCCTAAAATGAAAATATTTGATTTTATAAAAAATATCTTTACTATGTTTAATTTAACAGCATATAAAGAGAATGGTATTATAACGGTATTGCCTTTAGACGATTACTATAACGCTGGTAAAACTTATGATATAACTGAATATGTAGATACAAGTAAAAAAACTGTATCTAAGTTACTACAATTTAGGAATATGAATTTTAATTTTAAAAGTAAAAAATCGTATTTAGTACAATATTCAGAAGAAATGCAAGGCAACAAGTTTTCAGAAGAAAGCTATGGAAATGATGAATGGGATGGGGGCGACTATAAAATAGAAGTTGATTTTGAGAAAATGATGTACGAGAGATTAACTAATGAATTAACGGGAAATTTAACTACTATTACGCAAGGTGCAATGTTAGATAAAAAGTTTGAACCTACAATAGGTAAACCTCTGTTATTCTTTGTAAATAACACATCAACAAACGGGGATGATATAGAATTTGAAAATTCAGATGGCACAATAACTAATTTAACCTCATATTTAAGACCATCCAATAGTGTGGTAAATTTTTCAACTGGGAATATTAGTAATACTTTAAATTTTGGTATTGAAGCTGATGAGTACACATTAACAACTGGAGGCGATACGCAAACTTCATCAAATGACTTATTTACAAAATATTACAGGAATTATATTGTTAATTTATTCTCAAAAAATGCAAGAAAAACAAACGTATCTGCATACTTGCCGTTAAATATAATTTTAAAATATAGGCTAAACGACATATTTGTTATAGGTACTACTAGATATAGAATAAACTCTATAAAAACAAATTTATTGACAAATAAGAGTGATTTAGAGCTTTACAATTTAATAGAAAATGTATCACAAATTATAAACTCACAAGACCAAAATTTACCAAGAGTTCAAAATTTAGAAACGACAAATATACAACCAGATGCTATAAGTTTTCAATTTAACTCTTTGTCTTCTGAACCCAACCTATTAAGGTACGAGGGTTTTGAAGATGACGTACTAAAACTTGTAATATATTCGGATGCTCCAAATATAATTGATGCATCATTGTCGGATTTAGATAGTGATACAACTTACAAAATATCTATAAGAGCTATTTATGATATTGACGGTACAGAAGTTGGCTCATTTGACACAGATTTATTTGAAACAACGTTATGATAAAATTAATAATAGAGAGTTTAAAATACGCAAACGGAGAAACTGAAAACTTGCGAATTGCACAAGGCAAATATAAATTACCTACAACAATTAAAGAGGGTTACAAAGCTTTAAAACAAGAGATAAAATGGCAATAGAAAAAACAATAGAATTAAACGTTAATAGTAAACAAGCTACAAAGGGTTTAAAGGATTTAGAGAAAGGTATTGATGACGTAAATAAAGAAATAAAACAAACATCTGGAAATACCTCTGAAATGACAAGCCAATTAGATAGGTTTTCAGGCGGTGCAGTAAGTGGTTTTAAAGGTGTTATAGGTGTTTTAAAGGGGGTTACAACTGGCTTTAAGAGTATGCGTGTGGCTATTATATCCACTGGGATAGGTGCTTTAATTATAGGTATTACAGCTTTAACAGCAGCGTTTAAAGGTAGCGAAGAGGGTCAAAATAAATTCAATAAAATACTAAGTGTTGTTGGTGCTTTAACAGGAAATTTAGTAGATTTAATGGCAGATTTAGGCGAGGGGTTAATAAGTGCTTTTGAAAACCCTAAACAAGCAATAACAGGCTTTGCTAATTTAATCAAAGATAATATAATCACTAGGTTTGAGGGGTTAATTAATTTAATTCCGAATTTAGGACGTGCTGTCGAACAACTGTTTAAAGGTAATTTCAAAGAAGCTGGTAAAATTGCGGCAGATAGTGTTGGAAAAGTTGTTTTAGGGGTTGATAGTATAACGGACACTGTTAAAAATGCAACAAATGCTGTAAAAGAATTTACGGCTGAACAAATAAGAGAGGGAAAAGCAGCTGCAAAAGTAGCTGATATGAGAGCAAAAGCAGATAAAATAGAACGTGATTTAATTGTAGACCGTTCAAAGCTAGAAAGTGAGATAGCACAATTAAGACTAAAGTCTAGACAAGAGGAGCGATTTTCAGCAGAAGAAAGAAAACAGGCTTTATTAGATGCTCAAAAATTAGAAGATAGTTTATTAGATAAAGAAACTGAATTTTTAGAACTAAGGCGAGATGCTCAAATTCAAGAAAACACATTTAGTAGAAGTAATAAAGAAAATTTAACAAAAGAAGCTGAGGCTATTGCGGCTGTAAATAGACAGGTTGCTGCTAGGGCAAACGCAGCTCGTCAAGTTCAAAGGGAAGTTAATACTATAAGTAAACAAATTGAAGCACAAAACAAAGCAGCAGCATCAGAGGAAAAAGCTATACAAGATAAAAAAATAGCTGATGAAAAATTAAGGACTGATGCAATATCAAAAATACAGGAAGATTTCAGACAGAAACAAAAAGATAGAGAAGCTGAAACAGAACTTGAAAAAATAAACCTTGAAGAAGAACGTAAACTTGCCGAACTTGACAGATTAGGAGCAACCGAAGAACAGAAACAAAGTATAATTGATTTTTATAATGGTAAAAGGTTAGATAATAAAATAGCTCTTGACAAAGCAGAGGTTGAAATTGATAAAAATACAGCTAAGGCAAAACAAGAAAATTTAGCTAAAGTTGGAAACGCTTTAAGTTCGTTTTCTGAAATTGCAGGAAAAGAAACAGCCGCTGGTAAGGCTTTAGCTATTGCTTCAACTTTAATACAAACTTATCAATCCGCTCAAAGTTCGTATGCTTCATTGGCTGGTATTCCTGTTGTTGGACCAGCTTTAGGTGTTGCAGCCGCTGGTGCTGCCGTATTCGCTGGAATGAAGCAAATACAAAACATTAAAAAAACTAAAGTACCGAAAGGCGGTGGCGGTGGCGGTGCTTCCGTTGGTGGTGCTTCTGTTGGTGCTGCCCCAGCTCCCCCAAGTTTTAATGTAGTCGGAGCAAGTGAAACAAGCGTTTTAGCTGATACAGTGGCAGAACAAACAAACGAGCCAATACAGGCTTATGTAGTATCGAATGACATTACTACAGCTCAAAGTTTAGAAAACAATATTGTTGAGGGTGCAACAATTTAAAAAACAAAAATAAACGAATTTAATTATATATAATTATGAGAATAGTAGAATTAATATTAGACGAAGAAAGTGAATTGGGAAT